CTGTTAGACAATCCACATCCGATAGTCCGGCTGATTATTTCTATGTGGTTAATAGCGATGGTACAATGGCCGTGCTTAATATCGCTAGGGATCAAGAGCTTTTAGCATGGTCTTTATGGACAACTAACGGTACTTTTGAAGAAGTAACTGTTTTAGGGCAAGATGTTTATGTAACGGTTAAAAGAACAATTAATAGTTCTACAGTTAGGTATATTGAAAAATTTAATAGCGATCATTTTTTAGACGCTTCATTGATTAAAACTAGTGGTAGCGCAACTACTTCTTGGGCAGGGCTAAGTCATCTTGATGGTGAGACAGTTAATGTAAGAGGTGATGATTATATTCTTGAAGATGCTGCTGTAGCAAGTGGAGCTTTAACTAGCTCATTAGATGTATCTGAATTAGAAGCTGGCTTAGAGTATTTAGCGCAAGTTAAGACACTACCGATTGAAGCTGTGTTAGATAATTCTCAATTAGCTGGTGATTGGAAAAGATTAGTTTGGGTGAACGCTAGATTAAATAATAGTAGAAATATTGTCGTTAAGTATAATAATAAAAGATATGTACCAGCGTTTACTTATTTTGGTTCTAATGTTTTAGACCAGCCAGTAGCGTTGTTTACGGGTTGGAAAAAAGTACATCTTGCAGGCGTAGAGCGAGATGTTGATGTGGAAATCACACAAGACGACCCATTAGAGTTTGAAGTATTAGCATTAACAATAGCGGTAAAATGAACCTTATAGATTTTAAAGAAAAAGAACATTATAAAGAGGTAGAACGTTGGTGGGAGTTTTGGCGTTGGAAAGGTAGAGTATGTGCAGAAGCTCTATCTGATATAGGCTATGTAGTCGAGAAAGACGGACTGTTGCTATGTGCAGGGTGGCTATATACTACTAATAGTTTAGTAGCTTGTTTGAATTTTATTACTGCTAATCCTTATGCGCCTAAAGAACAAGTAAGTGAAAGCTTAGATTTTTTAATTGAATGTTTAAGCCAAAGAGGTTTAAAGGAAGGGAAAAGAATTATTATGTCAACGATTAACAATAAGAATTTAGCGAAACGTCTACAGCGTTTAGGTTTCTTAGAAAACGGGGATAATTTAACTCATTATACAAGATTGAAATGGCTACCGGAGCATTAATAGCAACAGCGGTTATATCCGCTGCCACAACAGCATATACAGTTAGAGAGCAAATTATGACTGGTAAGCGTATGGCTACCATTGCCGGTCAACAAGCACATGCCGAAGCTAAACAGTTAGAGATGCAAGCTCAAGCTGAACGAACACAGGCAGAGGTTGACGAACTAGATAGACAAAGAACGCTTGACCGTATTATGTCTGCACAAAATGCAGTGTTTGGTGCTAGTGGTCTTGCTACTACATCTGGTAGCTTTACTAATATTCAAACTACTGATGCCGCAAGAGCAGCCGAAGCTAAAAGATTAAATCAAGTATTTACTGACACTAGACAAGTTGGCTTTAGTAATAATATTAGGCAGATACAAAATCAAGCTGCGATTACTCGTAGTGCGGCTAAAATGGCTAGGAGGACAGCAGGTATACAAGGGTTTGGTTCTATATTCGGTACTGCGGCTTCAACCTATGGTCAGTATAAAATTATGAACCCTACTCCGAAGAAAATTACAAGTTTAAAGTAATATGACTAAAACGAGAATTACACAAAGAACAACAAATAATCCAACTAATTTACCACCTAGAGGTGTAGTTCGTTTTGACGGTAATATTCAAGCAGCTTCACGAGGTACAGCAGTATCGCAATTACAACCAATAAGATTTACTCCGGGTGGTGAATATTTAGAGCAGATGAACGCTGTAGCTGATTTAGGTGAGGGTATCTTTAATGCTACTGCTAAGATTGCTGTGGCTTCTCAAAGAGCTAAAGAGGCTGAAAGAAACGCATATCTAGCAAACGTTGAAACCGATGATATTGTTCAGACTAATAGAATTTTCAACGAGAATAAACTACAAGGTAATGACCCAGAACTATTAACTAAAAGGCTTGAGGAATACCGTAATGGTAAAATGTCTAGTATGCCTCAAGATGTTCAACCGTATTATCAGCAAAGCTTTGATAAAAGAGCCGCTACTTTAACAGTAAAATCCCAAGATCAGTTTTTTAAGAAAGTTCAAAATGATTCTCAAAAATCTTTAGAAGCTGCTCAAGAATTAGTTGGTGATGACATATTTAAGAACCCAGCGCCATCTACTGAAATTGAAGCTCAACATTATGAGGATAAAATAACTAAGTACCAATCAATTCTTCAAGCAAGAATAGATCAAGGTTTTATTACACCGGAAGAAGGTGCAGTTATCCAAAAAGATTTTCAGAAGAATTTAATCACGGTAGCTTATAAGAATCAGCTTCAAGCAATGGATTCTAACCAAAGAGCTAATGCTATTCTTGAATTACAAAAGTCTAAGAAGTTACCAGCAGGTTTATCTATAGAAGATAAAAACGATATTGTAGCTAAGTTAAATGCTTATAATTCTACGGTTGATTCTATTGAGACTAAAGCCAATGCTCAACAAAAAGCAGAACAAGAATTAAATTTAGCAAAACAAGCCGCTGATTTAGAAATAAGAGTAAATCGTGGTGAGGCTACATACGAAGATGTTTTAGAAGCTGAACAAAGCGAAACTATTACACCAGCTAAAAAAGTAGCACTTTTCAAGAAGTTAGATGATGAGAAAGACAAAGTAGTTAAAGAGTCATTATCTTTGAGAAAAGTTTATGGTGCTATGAATGGCTCCGATTTTATAGACCCTAAAAATACTGACGATAAAAAGGCTGTTGATTTAGTTTACACTAAGGTTCTTTCCCCACAAATAGATGCTATTGAAGACCCAGCCGTGAAGAAAAGTACAATAGCTAATTATGTTAATTCTGTTGGTGTGGTTCCCGAAACTTTACGTGGTAAAATGCGTGGGGTATTTAGGGGTGATGATGTAGAGCAAAAAGTATTTTATGCAGATTTGGTTGGTCGTATCCAAGAAACCAAGCCTCAAGCTTTAGATGACTTTGACAATAAAGATATTACTCAAGCTATAATGATTGATGAAATGGTTAAGGCTGGTACACCTAATGAGCAGGCTGTAGAGAAAGTAGCTAATATCACTAGTGGTCTTAATAAAGGTAGGCTAGAAATTCTTGAAGAAGATTTTAAAGAGTTGGTAGAAGATAAAGGCACAGGTGTTAAAATTAATTCTTACAAAGTAATTGATACTGTTAGAGATACTTTTGACGAAGGTGTATTTTCTGTCAATGCTTCTTTACCTAATCAGCAACTTGGTGTTGAGGCAGCAGCAATTAATGATTATAAACGTCTTTACAAAACTTGGTATCTCAACACAAATGGTGATGCCGAGTTAGCTGAAAAGCAGGCTAAGTTAGCGTTAAAGCGTACTTGGGGTACTACTGGTGTAAATGGTGATTCTAAGCAATTAACTAAATACCCTATTGAGCAAGCTTATCCGGGTATGCCTACTAAAGAAATCAAGAAAGATTTAATGAAAGATTTAAAATCTTTACCAGAGTATAAAGACTTAGCTGACGATGATGTAATAGTCCAATGGGACGCTAGAACGGCTAGAGAGTTTAGACAATACCCATCTTATCAAGTTTTAATATTTAATAAAGAAGGTGTGTTAGAACCAATAGCCGATGAGAATTTAGCTCGTTGGAAACCAGATTATGACGGCTGGAAAAAAAGAACAAAAGCCGCTAATCTTAAAAAGAATCAAGAGAATAGAGCTAAATCTTTGGAAGAAGAGAAAGCTATAAATGAAGCTTTAAGTAACCCTATATTCTAAATAGTATGCCTTTTTTAAAAGAACAAAAAGATATAGTTTTACCAGATTTAGTTAAAGAAGAGGTTAATGTACCAGAAATAGAAACTACTTTAGGTGAAGCAACTAAAAGAGCTTTTCGTTACGAAAATATTGTAGGAGCTATTGCCTCTAATAAGTCCCGTGGTAATTGGGTGCGTGACCCAGAATTTAATTTTGATAAAGCTTTTAATAATCTACCAGAGGATTACCAACTGTCAAAATCAATTAGTTCTAAATTTGCTGACGCTGAAAACGAAGAACATTTTAATGCTATTAAAGAACAGATAGACCAAGAAAGTTCTGATAGAGAATATCTAGCTAACTCCGGTTGGAAAGGAGTTACCGCTAATCTTGCGGCAGGGATACTAGACCCTATCAACTTAATTCCTATTGGCGGTACTGCATATAAAGTAGGAAAAACAGGGAAAGCAACTTACAATGTTTTAAATGCTGGTGCTAGAACTGCAATGGTTGGTGCTGGTACTATTTCTTTACAAGAAGCTGCTTTACATTCACAGCAAGAAAGTAGAACTCTTGGTGAATCAGCGGCTAATATTTCTGTAGGTACTTTATTATCTGGTGTGCTTGGTGCTGGTAGTTATGCTTTATTAACTAAATCTGCTAGATACCCAGCGTTCAAGAAACAAATGGAAGCTGAATTAGATATTACAGATTTTGCCGAAGATGTACGTAGAGGTGTTGAGCTTCAAGAAAAACCCGGTTTATCTTTAAGTGCAGCAGCAACACCTAAGAAATCAAGAGAAGAACTATTAGAAGAAAATAGTTTAGTTTACCATAGTTTGTTCAAACCTATAATGTTTCAAGACCCCGGGTTGCGTTTAATAAATAGCCCAGTGGTATCTTCCCGGTTAGCCCTACAAGAGATAGCGGAGTTTGTCCCTAAGTTAAAGAAGAATTTAAAAGGTATTAATACGGCAAAATCTGTTGAGTCTGAAAGATTATTAGATGAAGGTAGGTTAGCCGATGTTATCTTGAATAATCAAGATCAGTTCGTTAAGTATAGACGGCGGATAGGAAAAGACCCTAATAGGTTATCTCGTGCAGAATTTAATACCGAAGTTTCTAAGGCTTTGAATAGGCAAGGCAATTCACCAATACCAGAGGCAGCAGCGGCAGCAGCTAAGGTGCGTAAAGATATTCTAAAACATTATGGTAAAGAAGGTTTAGAGATTGAAGGCTTCTTTAGTGATGTTAAAGCAATACAAGACACTTTAGATACTTATTTCCCACGTCAATTTAATAGGGCAACAATAGCTGCTAACCCAGCTAAGTTCCAAAAGAAAATAGCTGATTACTTTAAATCTGAATATTCAAAAGCAAAGCGTGGTGAAAAACTTAGGATTTATGAAGATGCTATTGAAACATTAGACGAAAGTTATTTTCAAAGATTAGCTCTTGATGTTTACGATAATGTGATGGGGTCTTCAAGTGCAGTATTGCATGACAATATTGGTCTATCTTCTCTACCAAGTTTTGCTAAAAGTAGAAAATTATTAATGGATAACACCGAGATAGAAGAATTTTTAGAGATGGACGTTGACGCTGTTATGACTAAGTACGCTAAACTTATGTCATCTCGTACCAGATTAGCTAAAAGATTTGGTATGGACTTCTTAGATGACAATATGCAGGCCGGTAAATCAAGAATAGTTCAAGACATTAAAGAAGAGTATGCTGACCTTAAAGCAAAAGTTCTTGATGACCCGAAAGAATTAAGAAAATTAAAAAAAAGAGAAGAGGAAGATTTAGCAGACTTATTTGCCCTAAGAGATAGATTATTAGGTACTTATGGGTATTCAATAAACCCAGATAGTTGGGCTTATCGTGTGCAACGTCAAGTCAAGCAATATAATGTGGTAACTATGCTTGGTGATGTTCTTGCCTCTTCAATACCAGATGTAGGTAAACAGGTAATGGCCGGTGGTTTTGGCAAATTATTTAGTAAAGGTTTAAAACCATTAGTAAAAAAACTAGCTTCGCCGGAATTTAGAAAATATAAAAAACTTCATGCAAGAGAAATGAACCGTATGGGTGTTGCTCTTGATCTGGTCAATAATGGACGTGTAAACGCCATTGGTGATATTATGGACGATTTCGGTAGACACACTAAATTCGAACGTGGTGCTGATTATGCTAACCAGAAACTAATTACTGCAACTGGTATTAAACATTGGAACGCTTCTTTACGTCAAGTAGCTGGTGGTATCATTCAAAGTAATATGCACGATGCTATGTCAGCGATTGCAGGTAATAGTGCTTCGGCTAAACAAATATCTAATCTTGCTAAAGTCGGTATTGATAAAGCTTCGGCTAGAGCTAT